ACCTTTAAAAGGTGCGTTAGTTCAGTTGGTTAGAATACATGCCTGTCACGCATGGGGTCACGGGTTCGAGTCCCGTACGCACCGCAAAGCTCTGTGAAACCTTGTTTCTACAGGGCTTTTTCCTTAGAAGATGCACACTATTTAAACGGCGCACAAGCCCCCTTTTTATAGGCATCTTAGTTGAGTTGGCAACAACATGGAATCGGTTAAGTGAGAAATTACTAAATGTACACTAATTTGAGGTTTTATCAAAAAGTGTACACTGAGATGCACACTAAGGACGCACACTTACTGTCTCACGAGGTTCATCATATTCAAATTCAATTTAAATTACTCAGAATTATGGTGAGGCTAAAATTTATTTTGCGTGGCGGTGTGCTCGTTTTACGCATTTCAGAAGCTAAGACACGCTTCTACAAGAGAGTCGAATATTTGTTGAAAGGAAATCCGAATCTCAAACATTTCAATCAAGACAAACAAAAGTTTAGTGCGTACGCTGTTTCCTACAATGAAAACAACCGTGCACTTGAAGAGTTTTATCAAATCTACTGGAAGCTCATTCAGGACCACCCAGAACTTAATGCAAAGCAGGTTGCTAATTTTTATCAGGCACGTGTTCCTGAACATAACGTTGGCATTCAAGTGAACGGCTGGTCTGTAGGTGAATATTCCAACAGTGTAGAGAAGTACCTGGAGACTGTAATTTTGCGTGAGAAGGCAAAACATGGTTGCAACTATGAAGTGTACCAGAAGTTGCTTTCACGTTGCCGTAAGGACATTCCAGCATTCTCTGCGTTGGCATTCACGACATTGGACTATAATCGTATGGTAGGCATTGCCTATATATTTGCAAGACGCAAAGGCTATCGTGGAATCACCAAAACATTTCGTGCGTTGTTAGGAAGAGCAAGTCGTGACCAGGAAATTAATTTCTCAATCAAACAGATTGGCGATTTCTTGTTTAATGATTATGACCCAGATCGCAATGTGGTAAAACAACGACATCCTGAAGTTTTATCACAAGAACAGCTTAGAATTTTTCTTAATATGAGCGTGCGTGATATTACACCACAGTATAAAAACCGTAAGCAGGTTGAGCTATATTACGATTTCTGTGTGTTTATGTTTCATACATTCTTTTCTCCTTGTGACGTTATTAAACTGAAGGTGCGTGATATAACCAAACGAAATACAGTAGTCACCAAACGTAAGAAGACACATCGACAAGTTGAGGTACCAATCACTCCAGTTATGCGCTCAATCATCGACAAGTATAAAGGTAAATCAAAGGATGGTTATGTCTTCCCAATTATGAACGATGAGGAAGAAGCAAAACACGCAACTAAGGATTATGTGTTTAAGAAATTTCGTAGCAATCTTAATATATGGCTCAAACATATTGGCAAACAGCTGGAGACGGACTATGAACTTCACACATATGTTTTTCGTCACACCGCTATTACTGTGGCTCTTAATAATGGCTTACCAATATCATACGTTGCTAATGCAGCAGGCACAAGCGTAGATATGATTCAAGAACACTATTATAATGGTGAATGCGAACAAAATCGTGAGATGCTTACAAATGTGTTTATGAGTGCAGGCGTATAAATAAAAAAACAGAGGCTCGTTTCACAACGGGCCCCTGTCAAAGTAAAAATATGACAAAGAATCAAAGAAACCTAAATTTGCCAAGGATTTTTATATGGATCATAGTCTCGCATGTATGTAGCTGTAGCGAACTCCGCAACAGGCTTCTGTTCTTCATCCAGCTTGCGAGGTATATTAGGATTAATACGCATCTTGTTCGCATCTCTGAGCCATGCAATAGACGTTTCATAGTCGGTAATGCGAGCAGAACTGATATTGTTTGGTGATATAAGTTTGTGAAGCTCATACAACGCCAATTGTACCATGTGTTTTTTGATATTACTATTGCGAGGGTCGTGTTCGCAAATATTGTAACCTACCTTTAACTCGTCTGCTACAGGGTTAATCACTGGAATATACAATGAGCCTTCGTATTCCACATAGTCATGGCCGTTAAGCTCATATTTATAGTCTGGCTTGTAAGTTCCTATTAAACCCCATTGGTCTACAACTTCAGGATTGGCAGTAAGGTCGATATTCTCTGTAGTAAGAAGCGCATAGAATTTACCTTTGAATGAAACAGCTTCCCACACATTGTAGGTCACATTAGGTTGCCATTCATGTACGTCTTGTTTTTCCCAAGCAGTTACTCCAGGTAGTCGAATATTGTTGAAATCAAAACCATTATACTCCATACATATAAAATGGAGATTAGCAAAGGTAACAACTTGACCTGGAGAGTATGTTTGCAATTGACTATATGGCGTTGCACTTTCAAACAATTCCTTATTGTAGTCGGTAAGCTCTTTCCAGTATGGCGTTGTAAAAGGTGGCTTAATACCAGCAATTGAACGTAGAGCTTGATAAATTTTACCATCATGATAAAAGTGGGCACCAGCTGGGTAAGAAACTTGATTGTTGTATTCAAACAAATTTTTGCCTACAGCGAGTTCTTGTTCAATCATGTAGTTATCTGTCAAGTACTCTACAATAGACGCTTCTGCGGCTTCCTCAGCCATACTGAAGCGTTCCTTTTTACCTCTTATCATCTGAGACAATGCCTCTTCGGTGATGATTCTGAGATAGTCGTTATTATTTAAGAATCTTCTATACATAAGCGTCAATAATTAAAATCTCCATATACAGGTGCATTGTTAACTGTCGCAATTTTTGACCCACCTTTTGACAAGAAGTGTGACCAAGCATTGTTAACGAACAGACAGCAGAAATAGTCGAGACAGTCTGACAAGTGTCCGTATTTCTCAAACTTGACACCGAGCTTGGGGTCTTTAACCTTCTTTTTCTCTTTTGTGCCGTCAGCATTCTTCTTCTGATAGATAAGGTCTTCTGTAAGTTTACGGCATCGCATATCTATCAAAATTTCCCAACCATCATACTTTTCAAACAATGCGTTGACAAACTCTAAGCGAGTAGTCTGAGGTGGCTGCTTTGTTAAGAGCTTGCGCTTTGGCCTGAGAATAGAGTCGTTCAGATTATCCATTAGAATGGTAAAGTTATTTACACCTTCTTCGGTTTGAGTCGAACGAGCTAAACCTGCTGGGTCTCCAGTAACGAATAGTCCTCCAGTGTGTCCTCCGTTTAAGTATTTTCTACGGATCTTCTGTGCGAGCTTGGGCGTGTTGTTTTCTTTATCTTCAGGCTTACCTAAAATCTCTTCCAGTACATATACTTTTTTGTTGTCGTAGTCTATTTGCATGGCAAGACATGACATATAAGGTATGACGTTGAAGTCGAAGCTAAGAATAACTGGATGCAATGGGTTGTACACTTTTTCTCTTAAGCCATCCACCAAATGATCGTTACCGTCAAACTTCCAGTAAGCTGCTGCCTCATTAGAATCGACAAAGTTCCAGTTTCCATACAATAAACGTTCTTTTGTAGCTCTGTCTGTAATTTTCTCCAATGACGCACGATAGATAGCCACAAAGCCTTTGTTAGGGTTATCAAATACGGAAAATGGCACATAGGCTTCTCCTTCTCGTGGAATAACAGGATTACCTTCTGAGTCTTGTACAAATCTGTCTCTAATCCACGTAATACATGGGTTGGTAGTTAATAGGAGGCGTGAAATTTTGAAGGTGGCGTCAATATTATAACGCAATCGGGAAAACAAAACTTCAATAGCTCGCTCTGATACTTCTGATGCTTCGTCAACCATACCAATAGACCATTCGTTACTTCCAAGTCGTTGGAAATCTGCGTCTGAAGGTTGGTCTTCTAACTCTATAAGGTCTACTGTTGATCCATTCCAGAATGTTAGAACGCCCTCCAAATTATTAATTTTGTAATTGACGTTTTCTTTCAATCCCCATTCTCTTAAGACATTCTTCATAGTCTTGAAAGTAGAACCTTTCAGTGATTTAATGGTCTTACGGGCTATTACGGCACGCAAATCTGGGAAAGTCATGCAGTTTATGACAATCCAGCAACTACCAAGATAGGAGTTGTGAGTGACCGTGAAGTCGTTTGTTACAAATAAACCGCTGGGGTCGTCAACAGTGATGCAGCGTCCCTCTTGTTTGCCAATGTATTCTATGTCTACAATACGTTTGCTCAATTTACTAAAACAATCATTAAAATCGTATGTAAAAAGTTCTTTTTTGTATAACGGTCCACACCACTCATGATTCATTTTGGCGCATATTTGAACATCATAAGCGTCGGTATACTGGATGTGTTTACCATTCTTTTTATAGCCATCTTTGTTTTGGGTAATTGTTGCTATTCCGCCTAAAGAACGTACTATAAATGCTACATCTTCTGCCAACTGTTTGCTAATAGTTGTGTAAATGATATGCCCTCGACTATCGATATAGCTATCAGTGTATATCAAGCCTTGTATTAAAGCTATGCGGTCTTTAATGGTAGATGTTTTGTAGTCTTGAGGTATGAACGTTGTTTTAGATGTGCATTCCGTTAACCCAAGTTCTCGTAATTGTTGGATAAGTTCTGTGCTATATATAGAATAAATCTTAGTTCTTCTATAGCTGTCATTTAAAACAAAATTAAATATATCGTAACCATACTCTTCAAAACGACCTTTTATTTCGTCGTCCATAGAAGTGAGTGTTACAATATTAGACCCTCCAGAATACGATTGAAAACGCCCGCCTCCAATTAATGCTCCAAGAATATATGGGGCGATAGTTGGTTTATGATTACCTGGAGTGAATTGTACAGGCTCTGTTAAAGGAATGGCTAAATACTCTTCTTTGGTTTTTTCTTTATACCATTCGTACATAACATCGGTTTTCCACACTTTGTCAACAGGTGGCTCTTCATTATATTTGTCATATTTGCTTTTATCATTGTCAACATGACAGTTCCATAAATGACCAGCAGAACAATCTATATATGTACCATCAATGAATTTTACACGATAATAGTCGTGCGTTTCAATTGGGTGCATATATACAATCTTCTGCGTCCCTCCAGTTGTGGGGTTAGTAATAACATCACCTTCCTTTAAAACACCAACTTCTCGAAAGCCAAAGGGCGTACATACCAATTCATCAAGTTTAAGTGCTTTTCCTCCACCAGCGGCTCCTCCTCCAAGAATAATCTGTGGTAAGTCGAACGAGCCGCATTTTTGACATTGTGGTTTGTATATAGGGTGTCCATCTCTATCTACACCACATTCTACCTGGTCGATAGTTCCACCGCAATGAGGGCATTGGTTTGGTTGTAGTAACTTCCATAGTTCATATTGTTTCTTGGAAGGTGTAAAATTAATTGTAATATTAGTGGGTGCTACTAATTCTGGCATTCCAAATACTTTTTAATTATACGTTTAATACCTCTTCATCCACACACTTTTATCAAGCCTGGTGGGGTAGGAAGAGGTATTGTATTCATTATTTTTTACGTTCTTCAAATAGGTCGTTGCTACACTTCCAGTTCGCAGAGGCGGAAATAAAATGATCCATTGCACGACAATGAGACGGCAAATGTATTTCGTTAAGCAAGTGTATTTTTATTCCTTCATTGAAGAACTTGCAATTTTTGCATAATTTAGGTGTTGTCATATAAGTTCCATAAATTTAGATTCTACTACTATAAAACGCTGGGTGCGCTTTGATTTATTGATAATTCTAACATAGCCATTCTCAGCCAGTTCAAGAAGATACATTCTCAGTGCGCCATAATTAGCTTGCCCATAGTCGTTAGCCATCTGATGATAGGTTTTATCCGACTCGCCATTATAGTGCTTCCTAAACCAAATAAGAAAGCCAAGCGCACGGTTACTTGTCTTGTTATCCATTGTTTTTTTTGTTTTTGGTTATATAAAAGAATAGGTGGTCTAATTTTAAATGGTTGAATTTTCATTTAAATAAAAAAGCCACCCTTGTACTGGGTGGCATTTCCTTTATATAAACATGGGGCAAGAGTTTACTCGGCATTTGCGGCGTTGTAAATTTTTTCAACGGTTAGCCAAAAATCATCAGGATAAGGAGCTTCCGCAAGTTTTTCACAAGCAGTCTTCAGATAGTTCAACTCGTCCTTAGTGAAATCAACAATCAGAGGTAGTTCTTGGTCTTTTTCAACGTCCCATACCACACGATTGTGTTCTTTTTCTTCTTTAATTTTGTAAGTTTCTTGATCCTCAGCAGTTAGTGCTACCTTTTTTGTAATCTCACGTTTCAAGTTGAATCCCATGAAGTTGTTAGATTGGGGGAGCAACTGGGGAATATAAATCCTGTCTTTGATGTGTAATTCCATATTGTTTCTTTTGTTTATTGTTCACAGAAGAATAGCTGGAATATCAGATTTGGGTTTTTATTTTAGTGAAATTTACCACGATACAATGTTGTATTGTATGCCTATACCAACATAAGGTGTCGTACCATGCTTACTAAATCCATATCCTGCATTAACACCTATACCAAATTTCTTAGGTTTTGTTTTAATAATCGTGGTTCGATACACTGTTTTAGGATAGATGTGTATTTCATCCAGATTAGCTCTATAACCGCTTATACGAGCATAATATGTGCTATCACTATACTCTTTCTGTGTAATAGGTATTGCAACATCTACACTATCTGAAACAACCTGTATTAAGGTATCTATAATCTCTGTGTGGGTTGGTTTGTTTACTACTGGGAGTCTTACTGTCTCGTATCGTACTACTACACTATCACGAGGGACAGGCATTTCGTATTTAATGGTGTCATATACGATGCTATCAATACGTGTGACTTTTACTCCGTCATCATTCTCTTGAATAGCTCCACCATATTGTGAGCTGGGGGCATAAATAGTAAAGGTCAAGGCTAACACCGTGACCGTTACTATAACCCAAATACATTTGGTTTTCATATAACTTCAATTGTTATCTTCTCACCAGTTTTCTTAGCTGGCATGAAGTAGTTTTGCATTAAACTATGCCAACACTGTTGAGAGTCTGTTACACGTCCTGGAGCAGTGTTGCGACCAACAATAATACAGCCCGCACTACTCGCCGCTGTTGCCCCTGGATGCACCAAAACCCCATCGAACTCACTCACATGAAGCAAGCGAGGCATGTAGCCTCTGTATTGGCGTGCATATGGATACTTGGTGAAATCAGAGAACTTGGGGGAAACAACATTCATGGTAATTTCATAAGTTCCGTAAGGTATAGCTGTCTGACCGCATATCTTTTTCTCACCGTTATCGAACTTACCACTTTTGTTAAGATCTCTTACTTTGTCTTCAACTGTATCGCATAGGTATGCCCATGCTCCATTTTTCCATACTTCCAGCTTACCAATTGTATAATCTGGATTCAATGCAACTCGTCTAAGTCTTAACTTCATAATTAAACAACGCTTAGTGAAACTTCTGGAATAAACCACTCTTTTTCTTCTTGCCACAACATTGGGAGTTTAACCCATGCGCCATAGAGGCTCCCATCTTTTCTGTACATTGCTTGCACAACGGTTCCAACAATGCCTGCAAGTTGTTTTAACCCGATATTGTCGAGTTCTCTGGAAGGGAGTATTTGTATTCTTGTTTTAGTACTGATTTTCATAATTTAATATCCAGTTTGTGGTTGACGTTTAGGGCATGAAGGCACCTCACACATCAACATCTTACATTTACTATTCTCAACTTCAATCTCCGTGATGTGTTTAGCCATGGCAGCTTCGTTGTCACGCTGACTGTGAATTTGTGCATAAAGTGCATCTATCTTTTCATCACGTTCTTTCAATTCTTCTTTGGTTTCTTGGTAGAGCTTCTTCCATTCTTCAGACTGTTTAGCTTCGTTTTCAATTTCCCTCGAGTTGCGGTCTTGTTTAAAGAAAAGGAAAGGTGTAAGCCCGCCAGCTAACAAACCACTTACAATTGCAACAATAACTTCAATCATTACTCATCATCTGTTGGTTTTGTTTCTTTGGCTCGTTCAGGAACAATCACATTGAAAGTGATACCGCCTTCACCTGAGCCATCAATACTTAGTTCGTGTTTTTGTGCTTCCTTAACTGGATACAAATCCATCAGTGCTTTCGATGCACCAACAGCTACACTACGCAATGGGGCTGGAGATAGACATGTTCCTCTTCTATCCCTATAGACAGCGGTTGTACATTCCTCTACGATGTGTTTCAAATTTGTAGTAAGAAACTTTTTCATAGAGCTATGGTCCTCTGCGGATAGCACTTCCAGCTCTTCAATTTTTGCCTTTATTCTGGGGTCGTGCATAATACGCATTGCTTTCATGTGCGTAGTTTTACAATCAGGCTCACCAAATGCTTCTTTGTAACATATAGAAGCATTACCAGTATAAGGCGCATCTCCGTGAACATAAAGCTCACAATAGTACTGTTCTTCTTTGGTAAGGGTTTTGTTATTCATTCGCTATAATCTTAAAAAGGCACCACGAAACGTAGTGCCTTCCGTTTATAACGAATAGAGGGAAATTAAGTCGATTGTTTGCGGTATTCCAATAGCTTATCCATGATTATTTCACCAAATAGTTTGGCGATACCTTCTTTCGCTGCTTCAATATCTTCAACGCTCCTCAAATACTGCATATTAAAGTTAATTTGAAGGCCATATCCCACAATCTCAACAAGCGGTTCATTCAGTTCTTGATTGGTTATTCTATACACGCTACGATCACTATTTAGCTTAAACTCAACTGTGGGTTCTTCAACAGGATCTAACTGGATGTCTTTTTCTTGTTCTTCCATATTTCTAAATCTTAAAATGTTTTCAAAATAATCAAAAATAAGCTAGAGAGGAATTCTGATGTAAGGAGGTTTTTTTGCTCCCTCAGTAGCAACAACCTCTGCAAACCTTTCTTCTAGTACTTCCAGATGCTTTTTATTAGGGCGATCTGATTGAACATCATTAATACAACAGATTATGGCTTTCCCCACCTTAGTTTTAAAGTGTCTACCATCTGTTAGCTTAATATAGTCTGTATGCCCTGAACCATGATGCGGAACAACTAAGTAATCAATATGAGTATCTGCAATCTCAAGTTCCCCCGAATTTTGGCGAGCTTTATTAAAAGATGCGTAATTCACATCCCCCATCATCAGAATGACTTTTTTTTGACCACCAAAAAAACATGTATATTCAATAACTATTCCTTCACAATTAGGATAGCTGAAATCGCAACCAGACTTTTCGCCTATATAAAACTTATATTGACCTATTTTTTCTTTTTTAGTAGAGGAAATCTCTATAACGCCACCTATTAAGCGCCCACCTTGTTTTCTGTCCGCCAGGATTAAATGGTCTTTCATACTAAGGAAGAGCGCTAACCTTTTTGCATCTAGACATGCATCAAAGCAATCAGGTGCAAACCAATCCACGTCCAAAAAATCCTTTCTAGTAGCAGAAATCCCTGCAATATGATCCATATCCCAATGCGATAATACAATAAAATTTGGTTTATTATTCACTATCTTTTTCATAGTATCAGAATAATTGTAAGTTACACCATGTTTTATTTTTTGGGGACGATGTTTACAATTAAATCCTATGTCATAGAAAAAGCCCTTATTCTTTTTGCCTGTACGCATAAAAATACAGTTCCCATTACCAATCCTATATGCCTTAATAGATAACAAGGGCATATTGTTTATTTTTTTTTCTAAAAGTTTGGAGGAATGTGAGATGAGTTCAAT